GCTGTTCATACTCTGGATCGTTGGCCATGAACTTTAGTCGTAAGGTTCGTCAGCAGTTAAGAGAGCCTAATTATAAAAATGTTTTTTCTGGTGTTTCTTTAGACCCTAGTTCGCAGTCCGTAGAATCTTGGAATACAACCAAGGGCGGTGGTTATGTAGCAGCTGGTGTTGGTGGTGGTATTACTGGTAAAGGTGCGCACGTGCTCGTCATCGATGATCCGGTAAAAAACCGAGAGGACGCCGAATCAGAATATAACAGAGATTCAGTCTGGGATTGGTACACGTCAACTGCGTACACACGTCTTGCTCCAGGGGGCGGTGTGTTAGTAATTCTTACTCGATGGCACGATGATGACTTAGCTGGCAAATTATTATCAGCAGCAGCCGCGGGCGCGGATCAGTGGGAAGTAGTCAAGTATCCAGCGATCGCTGAAGAAGACGAAGAGTTTAGAGAACAAGGCGAAGCGCTTCACCCAGAGCGGTACAGTGCCGAAGCTCTTATGCAGATTCAAAGAGCGGTAGGTCCAAGGGACTGGTCAGCTTTGTATCAACAGAATCCAGTCAACGATGAAGGTGAATACTTCAACCGAGAAATGATTAGGTATTACGATGAAAATGAAGTAGACTTTGACAGGTTACGCTATTACTGCGCATGGGATCTAGCAATTGGTCAACGCGAACGTAATGACTACTCTGTTGGACTAGTTGTTGGGGTTGATGAATACGATAATTTATACGTAGTAGATTGTGTACGAGGGAAGTATGACGGGTTTGAACTTGTTGAACAAATCCTAGACTTATATGAAACTTGGCGTCCCCATGTAGTGGGCATAGAGAAAGGACATATAGAAATGGCATTGGGGCCTTTTTTGCAAAAACGAGTTCGCGAACGTGGGCTCAACGAAGCTTACTTTAAAGATTTAAAAGTAGGACGACGTGATAAAGAAGCAAGGGGTCGTGCGATTCAAGGTAGAATGCAACAGGGCATGGTATACTTTCCACAAGATCCGGTATGGGTTGGTCCGCTTATTGCGGAACTTTTGCGTTTTCCAAACGGGGTTCATGATGACCAAGTGGATGCACTAGCATGGATAGGATTGATGATGACCGAATTCGCTACTTTTGTAGAGAAGATAGAACACGAACCTTCTTGGCGAGATAAGTTAAAATATTTAGCTAAGACAGATAAACGTAAATCAGCAATGAGTTCTTAATGTATCATAAAAAGAAAAAGAAACTTAGTAAGGAAGAAGAGCATTTAATAGCTACCAATCAGTTTGAGCGTTACGAACGTGCGCGCGACAATGGCCATCTTGACTATATCGAGACAGCAAAAAAATGTGATGCTTTCTACCGAGGCAACCAATGGGATCCAGCTGATGTTGCTACTCTAGATGATGAAGGGCGTCCTGCTCTTACAATCAATACTATATTACCTACTGTTAATGCTGTTTTAGGTGAACAAAGAACTAGAAAAGCCGATGTAAAATTCAAACCTAGAGGTAATGGTGTAGCGGAAACCGCTGATGTTTTAACTAAACTATACCTACAAATTACCGATAACAATAAGATGGAGTGGTTAGAGTCTCAAGTTTTTGCTGATGGTCTTATACAAGACCGAGGCTATTACGATGTGCGTATAGATTTTAAAGATCACATTCAAGGCGAAGTGCGTATAACTACTAAAGACCCTTTAGATATTCTTATTGATCCAGACGCAAAAGAATATGACCCAAAAACTTGGAATGAGATATTTGAAACTAAGTGGATGAGTTTAGATGAACTTGAAGAACAATACGGACAAGAAAAAGCTGATCGTTTAAGAGTAGGAGTAGAGTATGGCGACACTATGGGCACTGACTCTGTTGAGTATGAAGAAACTAGATATGGTGATACCTATACTGGCGTCGAATATAATCAAGGTAGCAGTACTAACCCAGAAGAAAACCGTCAGATGCGTGCAGTACGTGTTATCGAAAGGCAGTATTATCAATTAAAAGAATGTATGTATTACGTTGATGAAGTTACCGGGGATATGCGTGCAGTACCACAAAATTGGGGTAAACGTAAAAGAGAAAAGTTTGCTGATGACTTTGGTTTAGATATGCTTACTCGTTTAGATCGTAAAGTTCGTTGGACAGTAACAGCAGATAAAGTTGTGCTACACGATGACTGGTCTCCTTATGAGTGTTTCACTATAGTGCCTTACTTTCCTTACTGGCGTAGAGGTAGACCGTTTGGCATGGTAAGAAACTTAATATCGCCACAAGAACAATTAAATAAAATAAGTTCACAAGAACTTCATATTGTAAACACAACTGCTAACAGTGGTTGGATTGTAGAAACAGGTTCCTTACAAGGAATGACTGCAGATGATTTAGAAGAACACGGTGCGGAAACTGGTTTAGTATTGGAATTTAATCGCGGCTCATCTCCCCCAGCGAAAATACCACCTAATCAGATTCCCACCGGCCTAGATCGTATAAGTCAAAAAGCTGCTGCTAATATAAAAACTATTAGTGGTATTAGTGATGCGATGCTTGGTACTGATAGTCCCGAAGTATCTGGTATTGCTATACAACAAAAACAGAACCGTGGCGCTACTATGATCCAAGTGCCATTAGATAATTTAGTTAAAACTAGACATTACTTAGCAGAACACATTTTGTATATGATACAAAGATTTTATACTGAAGAACGTATAGTTCAAATAACAGATGATTCTGGTCCTGAAGAACGTCAAGTTCCTTTACGTATAAACGCTATGGGACCAGAAGGTAGGATAGTTAATGACTTAACATTAGGCGAGTACGATGTAGTTATTGATTCTATGCCTGCGAGAGATAATTTTGATGAAGTACAATTTGCTGAAGCTATTTCGTTGCGACAAGCCGGTGTACCTATTCCTGATGATCTAATTGTGCAACATTCTCATCTAGCTAAAAAAGGAGAAATTGCTCAACGTATACGTATAATGCAAGGTATGGAACCACCATCTGAAGAACAAGCACAAATACAAGCTTTCCAAGCCGAAGCAGAAATTAAGAAAATCCAATTAGAAATTGCTAAGATGGAAGCTGAAGTACAGAATTTACAATCTTTATCTCAATTAAATATGGCTAAAGCACAGGAAACTGCAGCTGACCCACAAATTAAAGTAGCTGAGATACAGAGTAAAATGCAAATGAAGCAACAAGAACTTGCCTTACGTCAACAGTTATCAGCGGTAACTAATGAAATGAGGAAAGGACAAACTGAAACCCAAGCGGCGGCAAAAATTGCTACTGCAGCTATGAAACCATCAGGAGGTAAATAATGGCTAAAAAAGATAACAACACGGAAGAACTAGAGTTTGAAGGTATGCCCGGCGCAGACCCAAAAACTGAAGAGGACGCTGCACCTTTTCAAGTTGATATGAATTTTGAAGAAGAACCCGAAGTTACGGAGGAAGAAGTTGAAGAAGAAGAAACAGAAGATGAGGTTGTTGCAGAGGAAACAACAGAAGAGGTTGCAGAGGAGCAAGTCGAAGAAGTTGCAACAGACGAAACAGAAAGTGAAACAGAAACACCAGAACCAGAGAGCGTTCAAGGAGATGATGAGCAACCTGTGGAAGCAGTGGAAGAGGGACCAGAAGAAGTAGAAGAACCTAAAGCGCCAATGGTGCCTAAATCTAGACTTGATGAAGTACTTGCAAAAAATAAAGAAATGCAGAAAAAACTTCAAGATATAGAAAGTGAGAAACCTACTGAACCTGAAGTGCCTGCTTATGATTTTGTTGGCAAAGAAAAAGCCTACCAAGATTTAGTCTTAGAAGGTGAAACAAATAAAGCCGCTTTACTTAGACAAGAAATCAGAGACGCTGAAAAAGAACAGATTATGTCTGAAATGAAAAATCAGATGGGTCAGACTGTACAACAAGATCGCGAAAACCATGAGTTAGCTGCAAAAGCACAAGAAATTGTAGATGTATTTCCTATCTTTGACCAAAATAGTAAACAGTATGATGAAAAACTAACTGCTGAAGTTATGGAATTACGTGATGCTTTTATTTATCAAGGTTATGGTGCTGCAGATTCTTTAGCAAAAGCTACTGAAGTTACTTTGCTAAGTAAAAAGCCAGAGTTACTACAAGGGGCAGATGTTGCAGAAGACCCTGCACCACAGCTGTCTAAAGTAGTACAAGAAAAGAAACAAAAAGCTACTGTTAGAAAAAAAGTAGAAGCTGCACAAGCACAACCACCGGCAATGAAGGGCGAATCTGCTAAAAATAAAAAAGTAGTAGATATAAATGTTATGTCTGATGATGAATTTGGTGCACTACCTGAAGAAACTTTACGAAGATTACGTGGTGACTTTGATTAAAGAGTAGTATACTATTTAAGAATTCGTCCGTTGGAACGACATCCAACAACTGGTCGTTCAGTATAAAAATCGTTTAATTCGTCTGCAACGACGTTAACTGCTCGAGGTCGTGCTCGTTAAATTAACGATATCGTATCCCAACGATAAAGGGTATACGGGATATCGCCCCAAATAGCGATTGGTTATTTAATTTAATTTTATTTGGAGGGCCTTATGGCTAATACAAACTTTAGCGCGTTGACCAGTGAACAGCTTACTATCTGGTCTCGTGATTTTTGGCGTGTAGCTCGAAATATGTCTTTCATTAACCAATTTGCGGGTAGTGGACCCAACGCAATGGTTCAGCAAATAACTGAACTTACTCAATCAGAAAAAGGCGCAAGAGCTGTTTTAACACTTCTTGCTGACATGACTGGTGACGGTATCGTTGGAGACAACACTCTTGAAGGTAATGAAGAAGCATTAAGAGCATACGACATCGTTGTACAACTAGATCAAATGAGATTTGCAAACAGACTTTCTGGCCGTCTTGCAGATCAAAAATCTGTTGTCAACTTCCGTGAGCATTCAAGAGATGCACTTGCATACGCAATGGCAGATCGTATGGATCAGTTAGCGTTCTTAACCTTAGCTGGGATTTCTTATAACAGAAAGAACAACAATATCGGTGGTTCTTCTGCTACAAGACCTACTTTAGGTTCAGGTGCTAATTTATCTGACTTAGCATTTAATGCTGATATAACTGCTCCTACTTCTAACAGACACAGAAGAATTGATGCGACTAGTGGACTAGTTGCTGGTGATACTTCTGCTTTAGTTGCTGCTGACACAATGTCTTACAAGTCTATTGTGGAATTAAAAGCATTTGCTAAAGACCAATACATTAGAGGTATGAGAGGCGCAGGTAATGAAGAGATGTTCCATCTTTTTGTTACTCCACAAGTAATGGCTGATCTGAAGCTAGACTCAGACTTCTTATCTAACGTAAGAAGTGCTGGCATCAGAGGACCAAACAACGAACTATTTGCTGGATCTTCTAGCTTAATGGTTGACGGCGTTATGGTTCACGAATTCAGACATGTACCAAACACATCTCAAGGAACTTCTGGTTCTCAAAAAGGTGGTTCTGGTAGTGATGTTGATTTCGCTGCTTGCCTATTCTGTGGAGCTCAAGCTCTTGCAATGGCAGATATCGGGTTACCTGAAATAGTTGAAGACACTTTTGACTATGGAAACCAAAACGGTATTTCTATTGGTAAGATCATGGGTCTTAAAAAGCCTAAGTATAATTCTGACATTTCTGGTCAGGACGAAGACTTTGGTGTAATCAGAGTAGATTGCGCATTTTAATTAAGATTGGGGTGGTCTTCGGACCACCTCTTTCTATAAAACAGGAGTTTTAAATGGTAGAAAAAGAAATGAAAAGAATGACAGTAAAAGCTAGTGAAGATGTATATGTAGCATTAACTACTGGTGATGCAGTAAGACTAGCCGCAGGAGAAGAACGAGAATTTCCAGAATATATTGCTTATGCTTGTTTACAAGCTGGTTGTACAGAAGTAAAAGTTCCAACCATTGACGAAGTAATAGAAAAAAGTAAAAAGAAAACAACAAAGAAAAAATAGTTAAATGGCAGGTACGTTACAAGCACAACATATTTTATCTAGAGTACGTAATATACTCCAGGATAATACCGGTGTACGTTGGACTGACGGCGAGATGTTTGACTATTTAAGTGATGGACAAAGAGAAATAGCAAACTTGAGACCTGACGCTACTGCTACACACAGTAATGTACAGTTAACAACAGGTACTGAACAAACTATACCTACAGATGGCTTAAGACTTATTCAAGTAATACGAAATATGTCAGGAACAGCTACAGATGCTACTGGTGCTAGAGCTATCTCTAAGGTAAATATTGGAGTACTAAATAGCGAAGAACCTAGTTGGCACGATCCTAATGTAGCTGGCAAAGCTGCGCACGGTACGATTGTTAAGCATTTTATGTTTGATAGCAGAGACCCACGTAATTTTTATGTTTACCCCGGCGTTTCCGGTAATGCCTATGTAGAAGTAATTTATTCTAAAAATCCAACTAATATTGGTGCTGCTACAGATGTTATACAAGTAGATGACACTTTTGCTAATGCTTTAATGAATTTTGCTTTATATAGGGCTTATTTAAAAGACGCAGAAAATGCGGGTAATCAACAGCGTGCAGTAAATCATTATCAACTTTTTGCACAGAGTTTAGCTATTGGACAAGAGTCTACAATAGTAAATGCTCCAGCATCGGAGGCTAACGTTGGCTAGTTTTGAATCTTTAGTACGCGATGTTTTACCTTATGTGCCAGGTTGTTCTGAGTCACTAATTGAAACTAATTTACGTTCTGCAACAATAGAACTTTGTGAAAAAAGTAAAGCATACACGTATGATTTAGATCCTGTTACTACTGTATCTGGTGTATATGAGTATGAGTTTGACCAGCCTGTTGGCACTGATGTGCACCAAGTATTGTGGGCAACTTATGATGGGCATGACTTAGACCCTATTAGTCCTAGAAGTTTAGAACTTAATTACCCAGATTGGCGGGATCGTGGTGGGACACCAACAGTATATTTACAAAAGACCCCTGATACTTTTTGGTTAGTGCCAGTGCCTAATTCAAATAACCAGTTACTTTTAAATGTAGCATTAAGACCAACTAGAACTACTAACAGTATAGATACAGATTTTAGTGACACTTATAGAGATGCTATTGTATATGGCACTATTTATAGACTATTAAGAATTCCTGCAAAACAGTGGACTGACCCTATGGCTGCTGCTGACTACTTTAATTTATTTCAAGAACAAGTGCGTCTTGCTGAATTAAAAGGTAGAGGTGGCGATACTGGTGTCAAGCGCACGGTTAAA